TTGCAGACGCTTTCGGTGCAACGACTCTACCAGTAAATGACTCACTATCAGGTGGTTCAAATGGTAGACACCCAACAGCCGCTGAAAAATTTGGTGCATGGCAAACACACTTTGCTGACGCAGAAACTGTAGATATTTCTTTCTTAATCGTAGGTTCTTCAAGAACTGATGACGGTTCAGGAACAGACCAAGATATTTTAAATGATTGGACAACTTTAACAAATCAAGCGATTCTTCTTTGTGAATCAAGAAAAGATTGTATGGCAATCGTATCACCAAGAAGGAATGACGTAGTTGGAGTTACTTCCGAATCATCACAATCCGCAAATGTTATTGCTTCCGCTGATACTGCAACAAGTTCTTCTTATTCAGTTATGGATAGTGGTTGGTTATACATTTACGAAAGATTTAACGACAAATACTGTTGGATTCCAGGCAATGGACATACCGCAGGTCTAATGGCAAGAAGTGACTTACTAAGAGACCCATGGTTCTCACCTGCTGGTTTCTCAAGAGGTCAATACTTAGGTGTAACTAAACTTGCATTTAATCCTTCACAATCGTCTAGAGACGACTTATACAGTGCAAGGGTTAACCCAATCGTTACATTCCCAGGCCAAGGAACAGTCCTATTTGGTGACAAAACAATGTTATCAACACCTTCTGCATTCGATAGAATCAATGTAAGAAGATTGTTCATAGTCCTAGAAAAGGCAATCGCAACTGCCGCTAAAGCACAACTCTTTGAATTCAATGACGCATTCACTAGAGCACAATTTAGAGCTGCTGTAGAACCTTTCTTAAGAGACGTGAAGAACAGACGTGGTCTTATAGACTTCTCAGTATTGTGTGACGAAACAAACAACACTGATAGTGTTATCGATAGAAACGAATTTGTATGTTCTATCTTCGTTAAACCTAACAGGTCGATTAACTTTATCACTCTTAACTTTGTAGCTGCTAGGTCAGGTGTAGAGTTTAGTGAAATTTACGGTGCAGTCTAAGGGAGAAATAAATGGCAACAATAGATGAATTTAAAGCGCAATTAATCGCTGGTGGCCCTAGAGCTAATAGGTTCAGAGTCTTTATACCTAGAACAGGTAATAAGATTGAGTTCCTATGTCAAGCTGCTCAGATTCCCGCTATGACTGTCGGTCAGGTTACAGTTCCATTCAGAGGAATGAACTTAAAACTTGCTGGAGACAGAACTTTTGAAGCATGGACAGTTACTGTAATCAACGATGTTGAATTCAGTGTAAGAAATGCACTAGAAGCATGGCAATTGGATATCAGTCAGTTAGATTCAGGTATCGGTGCGATTAATAACGATTACTTGTTATCAAGAGCATTCGTTGAACAGTTAAACAAAGATGACTCAGTCCTTGCGAGATACGAATTCTTCAATATGTTCCCTCAAAATATCGGTGGTATTGAACTGAATATGGGAACTGCTGACGAAGTTGAAACTTTTGAAGTTTCATTTGACTATTCTCACTGGGAAAGAGTTATTTAATTAAAGTGAAATACACCCTTTTAGGGGAGTATAAATATTAGTATGGAAATTTTTGGGTTTGAAATATCCCGTAAAAAGGATGAACTACGAAGTATAGAGGTGTCTAAGGCACCTTCCTTCGTCCCCCCTGTCGAAGATGACGGTACACCCGTCATTCAACAACAACCAGGCGGGTTCATATCAGGTGGAGCATATGGTTCCTACATTGATATGGAAGGTGGTATTAAGAATGAGACAGGTCTCATTACAAGATACCGTGAAATATCTCTAATCCCTGAGTGTGACTCAGCGATTGAAGATATTGTTAATGAGTGTATCACATCGGATTCTCAAGACAAGATTGTATCACTCGACCTCAGAGATGTGAAGCTCTCTGACAGTATCAAGACCAAGATACATGACGAGTTTAATCATATTCTTGCCTTAATGAAGTTCAATCAGAACTCTCACGAATTATTCCGAAAATGGTACGTAGATGGAAGGATATACTTCCATAAGGTCGTTGACGGCAAACGTCCGAAAGCAGGTATTGTAGACCTAAGAAACATTGACCCACTTAAAATTAAGAAGGTCAGAAATGTAATCAAAGGTAAATCGGACAAAGCAGGTGTTGACGTAATAAAACAAGTTGAAGAATTTTATGTCTTCAACGATAAAGGTTTCGATAAATCTTCAGCGAATGACGGAACAACGGTGAAGATTGCCCCTGAAGCAGTATCATATACCACATCAGGGTTACTAGATTACACAAAGAATGTTGTAATCGGATATTTGCACAAAGCATTGAAGACTGCAAATCAGTTATCAATGATGGAAGACGCACTTGTTATCTATAGGATATCACGTGCGCCAGAGAGAAGGATATTCTACATTGACGTAGGTAACCTTCCAAAAGCAAAAGCAGAACAGTATTTGTCTGAGGTTATGAACAAGTATAGAAACAAACTTGTTTACAACGCAGACACGGGTGAAATCAAAGATGATAGAAAACATATGTCTATGTTGGAAGATTTTTGGTTACCTAGGAGAGAAGGTGGACGTGGGACAGAGATAACAACTTTGCCAGGCGGACAAAATCTCTCGGAGATAGAAGACATTGAATACTTTAAGTCGAAGTTATACAAGAGTTTAAGTATTCCAGCTTCTAGAATGGAAGCAGACGCAGGATTCAATTTGGGACGTGCGTCCGAAATCCAAAGAGATGAACTTAAGTTTAATAAGTTCACAAATAGACTTCAAAAGAAGTTTAGTAGAGTATTTGTTGACGTTTTAAGAACTCAATTGATACTAAAAGAAATTGTAAGTGGTGAAGAATTTGACAAAATGGTCAAAGACTTCGTACAGTTTGATTATGCTAGCGATAACCACTTCGCAGAGTTGAAGGACGCTGAAATTATGCGTGAGAGACTTGAGACTTTATCAACCGTTGACGAGTATGTTGGTAAGTATTATTCTCAGGAGTTTGTACGTAAGAATATCTTAATGCAAACAGAAGAAGAAATAAAACTTATGGACAAACAAATGGAAGACGAGGGTGGAGACGAAGAAGGTGGTGACGATGAATTTGGGGGATTTTAATAAATGACTGAAATAGCAAAAAAGATAGTTGACGAAATAGAACAAGGTAAGTTGCAAGACGCTAAGGATTCTATTTTTGACGGCATTAAAGAGAAGGCTGCCCAAGCAGTGGACATGAAAAGAGTGGAAGCAACGGTTGATTGGATGAAAAATGAACCTGAAGCTACAGTAGAGGAAGAGTAAATGAAATCTTTTGCATCTATATCAAGAGAACTTTATGAGGCAAAATTTAAATTGCCTAAAAAACATAAAGAACTTAAAGTAGATACAATGAAAACTGGTGGAAAAACCTACAACATTACCTATAGTAAAATGGGTAAAGACATTTACGCATTCGTTAATAATAATGAAACTGGGCCTTACAAGGACTTGAAGGACGCAGAAAAATCTGTGAAGGAATTATCCAAACTCTTTAAACAAATGAATTTTGAAGGGGTAACAGAAGAGGAAATTTTCAATGAAATTAATTTCAGAGTATAACGAAGCAAAACCATTAATCGAATCTAAAGACAATGGTAAAAAAGATTACTTTATCGAAGGTGTCTTTATGCAAGCAGACATAAAGAATCGTAACGGAAGAGTCTACCCTAAAGAAATCATGGACAAAGAGGTCAAACGTTACATTAAAGAATTTGTAAACGAACAAAGAGCATTCGGAGAGTTAGGACACCCCGAAGGGCCAACAATCAATTTAGACAAAGTATCCCACATGATTACCGAACTTAACGAAGACGGTGCAAATTGGGTGGGTAAAGCAAAGATTTTAAGTACCCCTAACGGTGAGATTGTAAAAAATCTTATCGATGACGGTGCAAAACTAGGTGTTTCTTCAAGAGGACTTGGTTCATTAGAACAAAAATCAGACGCACAGTATGTGAAGTCCGACTTTCAACTTGCAACTGCAGGTGATATTGTCGCAGACCCTTCAGCGCCAGATGCCTTCGTAGACGGTATCATGGAAGGTGTTGAGTGGATTATGGACAATGGAATCCTAAAAAGGCAAGAAATGGAGTCTATGAGAGAGGTTTTAAAGAACGAAAAACAAATTAGACTCGAAGAAACAAAAATTAATTTATGGAAAACGTTCGTTAAGAACTTATAACATATAAATAAAAAAGTAAACTCAAACAGGAGAAAAATATGGCAGAGTTAGATACAAACCAAGATGAGCTATTAGAGGCAGGACAACCTGACGCTAAAGCTGAGAAAGGTGACAAAAACCCGCCTAAGCAAGGTTCAAGTGATTCCGCAAAAATCGAAAGCGGAAAAGCTGAAGTCGTCAAACCCGAAGAAAATCCTGTTGACAAAGCTGTCGATTCTGTAGATAAAGCAGAAGATGGAGTCAAAGAGATTTCCGCAGACCCACAACAAAAGGGTGAAGGGAAACCTGATAAGGCTGAAAAAATCAAAGAAGGTGAAGGCGCTGACGAAGAAGCAGAAGTTTCTGAAGCAGAAGAAAAAGCTCCTTCTAAGATGGAAACAATCAAAGCTATGGTCAACACAATGAAGGAAATGAATAAAGAAGACCTTCAAGGTATTTTCTCTTCTATTTCAGAAGATGAGGTTGACGAGTCTTTGACTAAGGCAGAAATCGCAAGAAACATTGTCGAACTAGTTAAGAAACTAGATGACGAGAAGGTTCAAGAGATGTACGGCAAGATGAAAGGTGTCGAGGACGAGGAAGAAGAAGACGAAGACAAGAAGATGAAAAAAGAATCTGTTGACGAAGAAACTTCCGAAGAACTCGAATCTAAACTTGTAGAGATTGAAATTGAAGACGACCTAAATGCAATCTCAGAAGCATTAGACTTGTCAGAAGAGAACCAAGAAAAAGCTAAAACAATCTTCAAAGCTGCAGTATCAAGTAAAGTTGCAGAAGTTGAAAAAGGATTGAAAGAAGCTTACGAAACAGAATTACAAACCTCAGTAGATAAGGTCAAAGCCGACTTAAGTGAAGCAGTTGACAAATACTTGTCTTACGTTGCTGACGAGTGGACGAAAGAAAACGAATTAGCTATCGAGAGAGGTTTGAAAGCTGAAATGACTGAAAACTTTATTTCAGGATTAAAACAATTGTTCGTAGAACATTACGTTGAAGTCCCCGAAGAAAAGTATGACGTGATTGACGAGCTTTCTAATCGTCTCGATGAGATGGAAGTTAAACTTGACTCCGAAGTTCAAAGAAATATGGACATCGCAGAAGAGTTGGACACTCTCAAGAGAGAAAATGTGGTAAGGGATGCGTCTTCGGACTTAACTGAATCACAGAAAGAGAAATTAGAATCACTTGCAAACGGTGTAGACTTCAAAGACGAAGCTGACTTCCAAGAGAAGATTAGTGAAATCAAAGAAGCATACTTCGGTATTGAAGGTGAATCTATTTCCGAGGATACTGTAGTTGAAGAAGGAACTGGTACGCTTGAAGACGAAGAGTCTGCACCTGTACTTGCTCCTGAAATGAACAGGTATTCTGACGCAATTAGTAAACTAAAACCATTAGGTTAATTTAAAGGAGATTAAAAACAATGTTTTTATCTGAAAACTTACAGGAAAAGTGGCAACCTATCCTAGAGCATTCTGATTTGCCAAAAATCGAAGACTCTTACAAGAAGGCTGTTACTGCAGTTATCCTAGAAAACCAAGAAAAAGCTCTTAACGAAGATAGAGTTTCTCTTGAAGAAGCTGCACCTTTAAATGCTACTGGCAGTTCTGCTGTATCTAACTGGGATCCAATCCTAATTAGTCTAGTAAGAAGAGCTATGCCTAACTTGGTTGCTTACGACATTTGTGGTGTTCAACCAATGACTGGGCCAACAGGACTTATCTTTGCTATGAAAGCAAGGTATAACGACTATCCTACTCAAGGACGTGAAGGTAAAACTGAAGCACTTGGTGTTGACGAACCTCATACTCCTTATTCGAGTGCGGCTCAGACAACTTCAGCTGGTGCATTAACAGCTGCAATCAGTGACCCATTTGACACTAGTTCGCCTTCTTATGAAGACACAACTGGTTCAGGTATGTCTACTGCAACTGCAGAAGCATTAGGTGATGTCGAAGCTTCCAACGGATTCGCTCAAATGGCTTTCACAATTGAGAAAGCTACAGTAACTGCTAAATCAAGAGCACTTAAAGCGGAATATACTTTAGAATTGGCACAAGACCTTAAAGCAATTCACGGTCTAGACGCTGAATCTGAACTCGCTAACATACTATCATCTGAAATCCTTGCGGAAATCAACAGAGAAGTAGTAAGAAACGTTAACATACAAGCTAAAGTAGGTGCATCTGCAACTGCTTCTGCTGGTACTTTCAACTTAGATGTTGATGCTAACGGACGTTGGTCAGTTGAGAAATTCAAAGGTCTATTATTCCAAATAGAAAGAGAATCAAATGTAATCGCAAAAGAAACAAGACGTGGTAAAGGTAACTTTATCCTTTGTTCTTCTGACGTTGCATCTGCTTTATCAATGGCTGGTGTATTAGATTATACTCCTGCGCTTAACACTGACATTAACGTTGACGATACTGGTAATACTTTTGCTGGTGTTCTAAACGGTAGAGTTAAAGTTTACATCGACCCATATGCTGGTGTTGATTACTTAACTGTCGGTTACAGAGGGTCTAACCCTTATGACGCTGGACTTTTCTATTGCCCATACGTTCCATTACAAATGGTTCGTGCCGTTGGTGAGAATACTTTCCAACCAAAAATTGGTTTCAAAACTAGATACGGAATGGTATCTAACCCATTCGTAGGTTCTACACCTGCTAATGGTCTAGCTTCTGCTGGTACAAACCAATACTACAGAAAGTTCGCAGTATCTAATATTCTATAAGGATATTACTTCCGAATTAAAAACCCCACTTCGGTGGGGTTTTTTTTGTTCTAAATAAAGTTGATACAATCATTCGTGCAGGACGGTAGTATCTAAACCCCACTTCGGTGGGGTTTTTCTTTTTTGTGTCTCAATTGTGACAGTTGTGTGACACTTTCGTGTCTATATACTATATGGCGTATATAAAACAAATAAACAAAAGATTTCATAAATTTATGAAGTGCGGTAGACTACCCAAGGTTATTAAACTAGCAGGACTCAGTGAGTTAAGGTTAGAATCAGAACAGTCTTAGAAATTACCTAAATAGGTATATGACTACGATTAACAAATCTATACTTCAAAAGAACAACTTTAGACTTCTCATCGATAAAGTGCCAACGGTGGAATACTTCGTGCGTACTGCAAACGTGCCAGGCATATCATTCAGTGAGACTGCTGTACCAGCAGGTATAGGACTGGACGCATATTTTCCAGGCGATAAAGTTGAATTTGAGAAGTTATCTGTATCATTCTTGGTAGACGAAGACCTAGAAAACTTTAAAGAGATTTATAATTGGATGGATTCTATTGTACCTATACAAGACCCAAGTAAATATAAAACTCTTACAGGTACAACTGCAACTGCAACAAACCAGTTCTCAAGTGCAAGTGGTGACCTAAACCAATATAGCATGATTACACTCGTACTAAATACAAATAAGAATATACCAAACAGGTTCTTTAAATTCTATGACGCATTTCCAACGTCACTAAGTGGATTGGAACTTGCATCAGGTGAATCGGGTGAAGCAGTAGTATGTACAGTAGACTTTAGATTTACCTATTATGAGATAGGAACCACTAGTTAAAAACACATTTTCGTGATATAATTATAGTATGAACTTAGAAGAGCTACGCAATGAGTGGTCTAAGGATTGTGAGATTGACGATATCGAACTAGATAAATCGTCATTAGAAGTCCCCAAACTACACGCAAAATATCAAGAATTCTTGACCGATAATATATTGGTTCTCAAGAACTTAGAATTCCAATACAATACCCTGCTTAAGAATAAGTGGTTGTGGTATAACGGAAAGATGTCTGAGGAACAAATAAAAGAACTTGGTTGGGAAGACGACCCCTTTGACGGTCTCAAAGTCATGAAGAATGATATGCAGATATGGTATAACGCTGACCAAGACTTACAGAGAATGAATGGTAAAGTGGAGTATCAAAAAATCGTTATCAACTTCTTGAAAGAGTGTATGCAAAATATCACTTGGAGACACCAAACGATTAAGAATACAATCGACTGGCGAAAATTTATGGCGGGACAATGATACTCAGAAACTATATGTATACAGCACCTGAATACTTCACTAGAGAAGAGGTTGCACAAATACACCAACATGCAGTCAAGGTTCCATTAGATGTTGGACGTACAGGTCACGGCGGAGGCGACCCTGACGGCCCACCTGTTGACGAAAATGCATCTGCTCTTGACGGTATTAGACAATCAAAAGTGAAATGGTTTACTTCGCCTGGCGAATATCAAATGCCTGAAAATATCTTACAAAAAATTAATAATGTCGTACACCAAGGAATGGAAGAGTGTGGTTGGAACTTTGATTTGAGTTGGACAGAAAATTTCCAGTACACAATCTATGACTATAATCCTGATTTACCTACAGGTGATTACTATACATGGCATACAGACCATGGTGGTGAAGTACATGTTGACCCAAATGGATTATCGCACCATAGAAAACTTAGCATGACCATACAACTATCAGACCCTTTAGATTATGAAGGTGGTAAGTTTCAATGGTTAGAACCTAATCCACAGTTCGATAGGATTAAGTTTGGTGACAAACAGTTTGACCTAGATAAAGGAATCAGAACACTACCATTCAGTGCACAAGCAATAGGTTCAATATGTTTATTTCCAAGTTGGTTGTATCACCAAGTCACACCAGTAACGAGAGGAACTAGGGTATCAATAGTAGGTTGGTACAATGGCCCACCATGGACTTAAAAATTTCTAAAGTCAATGAAGTCTTTATGAAGATTTCATGTGACGACTCAATTGCAAAAGACTTACACGATTACTTTTCGTTCAAAGTTCCTAACGCAAAATTTATGCCTTCATTTAAGAATAGACGTTGGGACGGTAAAGTATATCTGTTCAGTATCAAGACGCATAAAATTTATATCGGATTACTTCCATACATTGCTGAGTTCTGTGAAGAAAGACAATACAAGTATTCAGTAGAAGAAGACGTTATTACTAAGAATGAAATTAGCGATGACGAATACAATAAGTTTATAGACCAATTAAACCTACCGTTTGAACCTAGAGATTATCAAAAGGACGCATTTTTAAAGAGTATCGAATACGGAAGAAAGTTATTAGTATCACCAACTGCGAGTGGTAAGTCATTAATCATTTATTTACTTGCACGTTATTATAATAAGAAAACAATTGTCATTGTACCTACAACTTCATTGGTAGAACAAATGGCAAAAGATTTTGAGGAGTATGGATATGATAAAGAAATTTGTAAAATATACAGCGGTCAGCCTGTGTTCGATTCAGACATTACGATTACAACTTGGCAGTCTTTATCTAAAGCACCTACTGATGTTCTTGCGAAGTTTGAAGTTGTTGTAGGAGACGAGGCACACTTATTCAAAGCAAATGTATTAAAAGGTATCTTAGAAAAAATGAGAAGTACCGCAATACGTTTTGGGACTACAGGTACATTAGACGGTACAGAGGTTCATAGATTACAGTTAGAAGGATTGTTTGGGCCTGCGAGTAAAGTTATATCAACGTCTGAATTGATTGACGAAGGAACTATCGCAAGTATAGACATTGACGTTATCATATTGGAACATGAGAAAACTGCTAAGTTAAAGTATCAGGACGAAATGGATTACTTAGTAGGGAATCAAAAAAGAAATGATTTCATATGCAATCTTGTTTACTCACTAAAAGGGAACACACTTTGTTTGTTTCAGTATGTAGAAAAACATGGATTTGTTTTATACACATTAATGAAAGAAAGAATAGATAATCTTCATTATGTTTATGGTGGAACTGATACAAAAGATAGAGAAGAGATTAGAGGATTGGTAGAGAAACAAGATGACGCCTGTATCCTTGCGTCATACGGCACCTTTAGCACTGGTGTTAATATAAAGAAGATAGATAACATAATTTTTGCTTCGCCTTCTAAATCTAGAATACGTAACTTACAATCCATTGGACGTGGATTGAGAAAGGGTAATGGTAAAGAAAGTCTAAGACTATTTGATATCGCAGACGATTTATGGGGAGACAACTATACATTACGTCATTTAAAAGACCGTATAAATATTTACAACGAGGAACAATTTCCTTATAACATAAAGCAATTTAAATTATGAACACCCTAAATACTAGTATGGACAATGTAACATCTTTAGCACCAAACAAATATGAGGTAATCAAACTCAAGACTGGTTTAGATATAGTCGGAATGGTAAGAGACACACAGGAAGGTATACACATTACACTTCCTATGATATGTCAATTACAATTGACTCAAACGAATGATACCTTATCAACTTTTATTCCTTATGCACCTCTCAGTGCAGAACCGACATTATTCATTCCGAATGCACACATTGTTCACCGTACTAAACTTAACGAGCAATTCGTTAGTTATTATGATAATGCCTCTGCTAAGTGGTTAGAAATGGTTGAGAACGGAACTATTCCACTCAAGTCAAATCAAGAATATCGAGAAGATATCAAATCATACATAGATAGAGCAATGCAAGATATTATAAACGCAACTGGGGGCCCAATAACTCCCGAAGAATTACGAAGATTAGAAATACTTGAAGATGAAGATTTTGATTTAGAAACAGAGTATGAACAACACCTTGTTACTAAAGGCAAAAAGATTCTTCACTAATGGCAATTTGGTACTTAAATATGTTACAAGAAGACGAACAAGGTATGAAACAGTTCGACCACAAAATTCACGATTACTGGCAAGATAATCGTAGAGCGGAAGTTTATCTTTTACCTGACGGTGGTTACGGTTGTAGATACTACGAAGACCATGTGTGGAAGAAGGATATTATATATCATGGACATAGTGAATCATATGCAGAGTCAGCTGCTGAGAATTATGTCTTAGGAATTTTGCAGTTATAAATAAATCGGATTGATATAACATTGTGTTATATTACTTTATTAACCTTATGAATATATGGAGAAACCATGACCACTATAGCATACGCTATGAAGAGCATGGTGCGAAAGGTTGACAGACTAAGAGAAAACGAAAAGGTTTGTGTTTTCTGCGATGCGGTGCAAATGGTCACACTAATGACTCTTCCAATAGCCATACCGTTTATCATAATGTACGCAACGATACATTATGGGTTCTAAATCAATAAAATATTTGATTTACGTTGCAATACTAATACCATGGGAGATTGCATTCTTTCTATTACTAGGTATTATTTAAGCTAGCTTGTCGGGGCGACATAGTTAGGATATCAGACGGAACTGATTCTGTCTAGGTGATTTTACAATTTTTTATGAAATTTTTATGAGTGATAATTACGAACAACAGTTAGAATTTACGTTCAAACCTAGAGACGCTACACCTGAACAGATTGCCGAATGGCATGAGAAGGAAGGGAAATGGTGGGCGGACAGAGGCCTAACTATAATCGCTATCGCCTCAGTAGTACAATTTTCTGCAATGGGATTTATGATGTTATCCTTCTATCTGATACAACTTTCAGTTGGATAAATACTTAAAAACCCTCTTACATTATGGGAGTGTGTGACATATAATAGATACATGACTAAGAAAACTACTGATAAGAAACAAGCGGAACATTACGTAAATAACAAAGAGTTTACAGCTGCTGTCGCAGAGTATAACGCTTCTGTTAAACTTGCGGAATCTCAAGGTAAAACACCACCACGTATGACAGAATATATTGGTGAATGTATTTACAAGATTGCAACCCGTTTATCCACACGTCCAAATTTCATTAACTATACCTATAGAGATGAAATGATTTGTGACGCTATCGAAAACTGTCTACAGTATATCAACAATTTCAATGTTGAAAAATCTAATAACGCATTCGCATATGTAACTCAAATTTGCTACTACGCATTCTTAAGGCGTATTCAAAAAGAAAAGAAACAAGTCTTCATTAAACAAAAACAAATAGAAGAAGCGGGTGTTACAATGGACTCCTATACTACTATTGACGGTTCTCATGACCCAACATTTGTAAATACTAATGTAGAGTGGATGCAGGAACATATGAACCACGTGGAATATGAACCACGTAAAAGTAAAAAGAAGTCAGGTAAAGCGAAAGCAAATCTTGACCAAGACTTGAGCAAAGACAACACTTAATGAAAATAGCTATTCTGAATGACACACATTGCGGTGTCAGAAATGATATGGTTGAAATGTCTGATTATCAGGGACGTTTCTATAAAGAGATATTCTTTCCATATCTAGACCAACACGATATCAAACATATCATTCATATGGGCGATTACTTTGATAGAAGAAAATTCATAAACTTTGCGTCAATGCAAAGAAACATTGAGCACTTTGTAAAACCTATGATAGAAAGAGGTATTACAATGGACTTGATTATAGGTAACCATGATACCTATTATAAGAACACTAACGAAGTAAACTCACCTGCTTTATTATTATACGGTCAACCAAACATAACTGTACATGAGGAACCCATAGTAAAAGACTATGACGGTTTAGATATTGCATTGGTTCCATGGATTAATAATGAAAACTACGCAGACAATATAGAGTTCTTTCAATCCGCACCAGCACCAATTTGTATGGGACACTTTGAAATAGAAGGTGCCATGATGAATCCTGCAATGGTATGTTCACACGGATTGAATCCTAGTTATCTAAAGAGATTTGAAAAAGTTTACAGTGGTCACTTTCACCACAAAACAGACGTAGAGAATATACGCTACGTAGGTTCACAAATGCAATTCACTTGGTCAGATTATGGAGACGAGAAATACTTTCATATCTTTGATACTGAGACAAGAGAAATGTTACCTGTACACAATCCTTTAACAATGTTTGAAAAGGCATTCTATAATGATACCGAAGAAACTTTTGAATCAATTGCTAATGACGATTATGAGAAGTACAGAGGGAAGTTTGTAAAAGTAATCGTAATAGAAAAGGAGAACCCATATTGGTTTGATACATTCTTAGATAAACTTCATGGTGTTAATCCGCTACACGTATCAGTTGTAGACGATAACAAACACATGGACTTCTTTGACGATGAAGAAATAGAAAATGTAGAAGACACATTAACTATTCTATCAAAGTATGTTGAGGGTCTAGAAATACAAGGGAAGAAAAAAGAACTAGACAAAATAATGAAGTCACTGTACCATGAAGCATTGGAAGAACATAACTTTTTATGATAAATTTTAGAAAAGTAAGATACAAAAATCTATTATCAAGCGGTAACAAGTTTACTGAAATACAATTAGACAAACACCAAACGACTCTTATATTAGGTGAGAACGGTAGTGGTAAGTCCACACTTCTTGACGCCTTATGTTTTGGATTGTATGGACGTGGGTTCCGTAATCTAAAGAAAGATTTACTTATCAATAGTATCAATGAGAAAGGTCTCGAAGTAGAGATTGAATTCACTATCGGTACAAAACAATACAAGGTAATCCGTGGTGCAAAACCAAACAAGTTTGAATTATATCTTGATGACGTAATGCTTAATCAAGACGCAAACGTAAGAGACTACCAAGAACACTTAGAAAAACAAATTCTGAAAATGAGTTTCCGCTCATTTACACAGGTCGCAATATTGGGTTCTGCTAACTTTACTCCGTTCATGCAGTTGAAAGCAAAGGACAGAAGAAACTTAGTGGAAGACTTATTGGATATCTCTATATTCTCTACTATGCAAGACATACTAAGGAAAAGGATATCAACACATCAAAATGAAATCACTGAGACCAGTCATGAAATCAATATTATGGAAGAGAGGATTCATGGATTGAATGAGCAACTTAATGTACTACGTGAAAACCGAGAGAGTAAAATCTCAAAGTATGAATCCACAGTCGGGGAAACCCAAGATAACATTAACCAACTCATGGAGAACATAGATGAAAAGACGCAAGATGTGGTGGCGCAAGCACGACTTATCGAGGATAAAGATTCTAAAGAAAATAAACTCACAGAACTTATGGACTTGGAACGACAACTCGAAGCGGCTCGTAAGAAAACAATTAGAGAAATCAAATTCTACGAAGACAATGATGAATGTCCCACCTGCGAGCAGTCCCTAGATGAAACGCACAAGAAAGAACACATTGAACAAAAGGAGACTAAGAAGACGGAGTTGTCAACTGCTATCGAAGAAATTGAAAAACAAATCGGAGAGTGTTCAAGAAGACTCGAAGAGATAAGAGAAATTCAATCTAAGATAGAAGAGATACAGAAAAACATAAGTCTCTTGCAAACAGAAGTAGTATCCAATCAAAAGTATATTACTAAACTGCAAAAAGAAATCGAAGACCTAAAAGGTGAAGCAACTGCAGGTTCAGATGCAGAAGATAAAATTGTAGATTCAGAAGATAAACTTGAAGTTCTTTTACAGAAGAAAGAATCTCAAACAGAAACTTCTCACTACTATGATATCGCTTCAACACTTCTTAGAGACCAAGGTGTGAAACAAAAGATTATCAAACAGTATGTTCCTATTATGAACAAACTAATCAACAAATATCTAGCACAACTAGAGTTCTATGTTGGTTTTGAGATTGACGAATCTTTTGAAGAAACAATCAAGTCTAGATTCAGAGACGTATTCAAATACGATAACTTCTCGCAAGGTGAAAAAATGAGGATTGATTTATCCTTACTATTCACATGGAGAGCAATTGCAAGAATGAAGAACAGTGTAAATACTAATCTACTTATTCTTGACGAAGTATTTGATAGTAGTTTAGATAGTGCTGGTACAGACGACTTCCTAAAACTATTGAATGGTATGCCTGAAAAAACAAACGCATTTATCATATCCCATAAAGGAGACGCATTGTATGATAAGTTCAATGACGTACTACGTTTTGAAAAATATAAGAACTTTTCGAGGGTTATGGAGTGATAAATAAACGATGCGAATATTAAAAACAGAAACACCCAAAGAAGTACGAGACTTTCCAGCAAAGGAAGAACTAAACCCTACAGACGTTGTAGAGATATTTCAAACACCTTTAACAGGTTCTTATAATTGGGACTATACAGTCCAAGACAATCGTATCAAAAAATTATACGAACTAGGTAAAAAGTTAAATTGGAATGTAGAAGTTGACGTTGATTGGTCACCGCCATTCAAATCAATGACATCTGAGTTTTTTGAATTTCAAGACGTTCAGTGGAAAAATCACCCACAATATAAATTACTGACTACAGAACAAAAAAAAGAATTCCATGGGGATTTGAATGCATGGACAGTCAGTCAGTTTTTACATGGTGAACAAGGTGCATTATTAGTTGCGTCACAATTGGCCAGTTGTGCACCAACATTCAACGCAAAACTATATGCAGCTTCTCAGACATTTGACGAAGCAAGACATGTCGAAGCATTTAACAAATATCTACAGACAAGACTGAAACGTTCATGGCCCATAGGTGCAAGTCTAAAAGGATTACTTGATAAAATTTTAACTGACCCACGTTGGGATTTAAAATTTATAGGTATGCAAGTTGTGATTGAAGGATTAGCATTAGCCGCTTTTCAAGCAAGTCGTGAAACTTCCCAAGACCCTGTATATAAACAAATGGTTGAATATATCATTAGAGACGAAGCGAGACATGTTACCTTTGGTATAAATTATTTAACTGATTTTGTACAAACACTTTCAGAAGAAGAACAAATGGATAGAGCAAAGTTTGCTTTAGAAGCATGTACTGTAAGTAGAAATAGACTTAAAGCATATGACGTATGGGAAAAATACGGATTCGACTTTGACGCAACAATAGAATATGAAAAGGAAAACGTATTCAATACACAATTCCAAGATATACTGTTTACTAGAATCATGCCAAATCTTAAAAAGATTGGATTACTGCGTGAAGAACTTATACCTGAATATGAAAAGTTAGGTGTCATGGGATACGCAGAAGGTGACAGTGATTATGAAACAAGTTGGGAAGAATTATCGAAGCCACTTAAGTGAAAATATAAATAGTATTATGAAGTCTTTCTCACAATTCACAGACAAAATTACCGTAACGAATCCTAAGCATGTGATTCGTGAGTTAACTGTGTCACCACACTACAAAAACAGAAACGGATTCAATCCTTATTATGTTCTAGACATAGATGATAAAGATGTCAAAGCAACAGTAGGTGCAGGAAAGATACTTTATAAATCAGTAGAGAATCCTACAGGAGAACTTCTCAAGAAATTAGGTAATGGTAAATACTATTTCCAAATAGAACTAGACGGTTCAGATACACCGTATTACATTCAATCAACTAAAGCAAAAGTCAAAGCACACTTTGGAAGTAAGAGTAGAAAGGATTCAACTGCTTCTTCCAACGTGAATGAATTACTAACCGTACACTTCTTAATACACCCCGACCAAATTCAAAATCAATTTGACTTTGAGAAATGGGTTGCAGGACAAAGTGGCGGAACAGGAGTTCTTGCAGGTTCAGGAAAAGAAGTCACCTATGAAGACATAGTTATGTTATTAGATAAAGACGAAACTTCATTGAGAGATATTCTAATTGGAATGAACAATGCAAAAGCAGTTGCAAAAGATTTAAAAGGAAGGTCAATCAAAAATGTATATTGGGTTCCAAGAGGTAAACCTGCAGGGATAGGCGGTAAGAATCCTTCGGACGTTATCGTTCAAACTGCAGACGGATATCAAGGATACTCTAACAAGATATCAGGTGGTGCAGACGCTACACCTAAAATCAATACAAACTTAGTTGCATTCTATTCTAAAGTAGGAGACAAGGGACAACTTGGTAGAATTAAATCTATGATTGATAACGCATGGGTTAAAGCGACTTCCATGATAGACCCCAAATATAAGAATGCTCACAAAGCAATCAACTCATTCAATATCAAGAAAGAAAAGTATAGTGAGTCCTCTTCACAAAGAGCATTCGCTACAATAGCAAAAGAATTCCAAAAAGATAAATTAGATTTTTATTCAAAAGATTTCTATTGGCCTTTTAGGAATGCTTTACTAGACGACTTTTCAAAATATGTTTCTTCACCAAGAAACCTACTATACTTTTTGAATACTATAGGTTATTATACATATGACGACCCTAATTCAACACCATGTCCATATAAACTATTGATAGGTAGTGAGAAGGGTTCAACAATTAAAGACGTTAGTGGAGACGATAGTTTTAGACAAATGTTAATGTCAGATAAGGCTAGTGATTTTAGTAAAATAAAATCTTCGTATGACGGTAAACAACAAACGTTTAAGTTGTCTTGGCATTATAAACCTTTAAAGATTGACGCAACTATGCCAGTTGTTTTAAGAACTAGACAAGCGGGGGGTTGGTCAGGTAAATCTTTATATGTAACCAGTAGTGGAATAAAATAATATGTATGAACTAGTTGAAGAGGCCGCACAGGTCTTACGTAATCCTACTGAAAAGTTTGATTTCGATAATCCGCAAACAGACCCAAAAGAATTGCAAGCAGGTCTCGTAGAAACCATGGAAAAATATGGTGGACTTGGTTTAAGTGCTAATCAAGTCGGTGTAGACCT